TTAGGTAAGTTTTCATTTAACTTACCAGTAGTTCCGTCTAATATGAAAACTGTAATAGATATCGAACTATGCAAGCAATTAGATGATAATAATTATTTTTATATTATGCATCGGTTTGATAATGTATTTGAAACAGTACAAAAACTTAATGACCTTAATTGTAATTGTGTAAGCGTTAGTATAGGTGTAAACCGAGAGTCATATGACCAATTAGAAGCTATTATACTTAATAAATATAGAATTGATATTATTACAATCGACGTAGCTCACGGACATCATCAAAAGGTTGGTAGTATGGTTAGGTTTGTAAAAAAACATTTCCCTGATTCAATAGTTATTGCTGGTAACGTCGGAACATATGATGGTTTTCAATTTTTAGAAGACGCAGGCGCTGATATTATTAAAGTAGGAATTGGATCAGGAGTTATCTGTACTACACGGTATAAGACTGGTTTTGGTACACCTATGTTTTCAACATTATTAAAAATTAGCTCTCACAAAACAAAAGCTAAAATAATGGCAGATGGGGGATGCAAAGAATTTGGAGATGTTGCAAAGGCTTTAGTTGCTGGAGCAGATTGTGTAATGGCTGGATCTTTTTTTGCAGGGTGCATTGACTCTCCTGCAAAACATATTAACGGACACAAGCAATATTATGGTAGTACATCATATACTCAAAAGAGAAATAAATTAAATTTTGTTGAAGGTAAACAAATAGAAATAGACTTAGCACCAGAATATAATATTAGATTAAGAGAGATTGAAAAGGCTCTTAAAAGTTCTATTTCATACGCTGGTTGTAAGGATTTAAGTTGCCTGAGTAATTCGGAGTTTATACAATTAAAATAGTTATGTGTGGAATTTTTGGATCAAACAATATTAAAACATTTAGAGAGTTATATAAAAAGAACTCTGAACGAGGAAATTTTGTACGCAGTGTAACAATGCTATTCCCAGGGGGTATGAAAAACGATCTTCGCGTTACAACAAAATACGAACAAGATTTCGATAAACATATAGAAGAAAACCCTTTTTGTATATATTACCTTGGCCATGTACAATCTCCAACGTCAAGTATTCGTGAATTTCATATAGAAACATCTCACCCGTTTAATCTAAAAAACAAATACATAGCGCATAACGGTGTGTTATCTAATCACGAAGAATTAATACAAGAGTATAATTTAAATATTAAAAGTAAAGTAGATAGTGATGTAATCTTGCCTTTAATAGAAAAAATAGGATTCAATGATGCAATATCCGCACTACAAGGAACATTTGGTTGCTGGTATTATGATGCTAATCACGGATGTTTGCGTATATTTAGATCTGGGTCTACAGTATTTTTTAACGCAGGAGATTTTAGTTCCGCGCAACCAGAAACTGACCACGAGCGAGTGAACAACCTGGGATATAAGTATATAAACGAAGGTGATATATTAGAGTACAATTTCACTAATAATACATTTAATAAGGTAGATGAATTTGAACCAAATACGGCTCCATTCTTTTTATGAAAACTTTAATCGCAGTCGCGACACAATCTACAAGAGCTGAATTTATAAATTCTAGATTATCTAAAAGTTTACATCATCATGAAGAAAACACTATAACTACGTTTGACCTTCAACCTACATATAAAAATACAAGCGGATTATGTAAAGTTTATAACAATTACCTTACACCAGAAAATTTTAAAAAATACGACTGTATTCTATTTATACACGATGATGTATTTATTGATAGTATAAATTTTTTAGTAGAAATTCGTAATTTGTTTAAGCAAGGGTTTGATGTAGTGGGTCTAGCAGGTGGCAGTAAGCTACAAGTTAAAAAGCCGTGCCTATGGCATTTATTATGTAAACCAGAATCCCTATCTGGAATAGTATCTCATTATCAAACCAAAACAGATTATTCTCCTACAATATTCGGCGCAACTCCCAAAGAGGTAGTATTATTAGATGGTCTGTTTTTAGCCGTTCGAACAAAATCCATAGCAAAGGAAAAAATAAAATTTGATACTAATATAAAAGGATTTCATCATTATGATTTAAAATTTTGTTTAGATTGTCATATAGCTGGATTGCGCCTAATTACTGCTCCTATTCACGTTATTCACGAATCACCTGGTTTACTCAACCACACAGAAGAGTATAGCAAATCAGAAGATTACTTCTATAATACTCTTGTTAAACATGCTAACAAGCGAAAATAATTACTTAGATATAGATCTTGAATATTTAGAAAAAATTGTTTTTAAGAATTGTCTTGAAGACGATATATATCTAAATTCTATTATTGATAATCTTAATTATAAATTCTTTAAGAATAAAGAGTTTCAACAAATAATTAAATTAATACAGGCTCTATATAAAAAGAACAATAAACGACCATCAAGAACTGAATTAGAATTATATTTAAACACTGATCAGTTAAAAGAATATTATAACAAAAGTAAAATTGTAATTAATGATTTAGAATCTGATCTCACTTCTGATGATTTATATTTATATACAGAAAAGTTTCTTCAAGAACAAGCTGTATTTAACACATTCTTAGAAATCGTTGATAGTAAAGAGAGAGATGTAAAAAGCATACATGATAAATTTAACAAAGCATGTAACATTTCTATTACTACAAATATAGGACATAATTATTTTAAAGATCTAGAACAACATATAACTAATTTAACAACTCGAGAGCACAAAATTAAAACCGGTTGGGATTGGTTAGATGAACGTTTAGGTGGTGGGTTCTTAGAAGATGGTCGAAGCTTATATGTATTTGCTGGGCCTACAAATGTTGGTAAGTCAATTTTCCTCAGTAACATAGCCACTACGGCGGCTGGTGAAGGTAAAAATGTATTAGTAGTTTCTCTTGAAATGTCAGAAATGATTTATAGTAAAAGAATTACATCCAGACTTACTGGTTTACCGATTAATCATTTAGATAGTCATATTGACAGTTTGCGGGAAAGTGTAGGTAAGTTTAAAATGCTTCACCCTAGAGCAAATATGATTATTAAAGAATTTGCACCAAATTCAATTACACCACCACAATTGGAAGGATTTATTAAAAAATTAATAAACAAAGAATTTAAGCCAGATATTATTGTATTAGACTATTTGAACTTAATGGCTAGTACTTATGGCAATAATTCATACGAAAGAATTAAAAATATATCTGAGCAAGTAAGAGCTATGTCTTATACCTTTGAATGTCCTATTATATCAGCAACTCAGGTCAATAGAACTGGTTATGGTAACACAGCAGGAGGCCCTGGTCTTGAGTCAATTGGTGAGAGTTACGGGTTAGGAGCAACTGCTGATGCTATTGTTAGCATTTGGCGAACAGAAGAAGATGAAGAAGACGATGCACTACATATAGGTATAATTAAGAACCGATTCGGATCTAATACAGGAAGTACTCGATTAGGTATTGACTATAATACATTAACTCTTACAGAGAACAATGATCTTAATATTAACGATGATATCAATGCAGCTGAAGACGATGCTGTACAATTCGGAAGGGTTGTGTAAATATATACAATGTCAAAAGATGAAATAATCTTTACAGACTTAGATTTAGATGGGTGCTGTAGTTACTTAGCATACAGTTGGTTAACTCAAACTAGATCAAAAGCGATTACTATTAAGGTCTCAAATTTAAGAGAGAAATTCTTAGCGTGGCTAAAGCGTAATAAATTATCAGATTATAAGACCGTTTATTTCTTTGATTTAGACACTACTGAAATAAAAGATCTCATTGATAAGAAAAATGTAACAATATTTGATCATCATAAATCTCATGATGAGAAATACAAAAACGCAACGACTATAATTGATAAGGAATGTACGTCATGTAGTAAGTTGATATACCGCCATTACAAAAATAGCGCTAATCTTACTAATGAGCAGAAAAAACTAATCGCACTTGCTAATGATTATGATTGTTATGAGTTAAAATTTCCAGAAAGCAATAAATTAAACTTTTTACTTTGGTATAAAAACGGAGACAAACTACAAAACTTTATTAATGATTTTGAAACTGGTTTTCATGGATTTACTAACGACCAAAATAAGATCATAAGTTATCATTTTTATAAATTTAAGAAAATTAGAGATAGTGTTATCTTATATAAATCAACACTAAAGATCGCCGGTAAGGAATATAAGTTCATTAGTACATTTGGAAATGAATATGTTAATGACCTATGTCAATATATTATTGATAACAATGATTGTGATGTATGTTTAATGATAAACTTAAAAAATAACAGAGTATATTTACGTAAAAATAGAACTGTTGAGTTGAATCTAGGGAAGTTTGCTCAAAAGATATGTGACGGTGGAGGCCATGAATATGCTGCTGGTGGTGAATTAAACGAAACCGTTCTTGCACTGAGTAAGAAATTTGTACCAGTAAATGGATGATCCATATACATTATTAGAACGTAAAGATATTGTACATAAATTTCTGACTTTATGTAGCTTTGTGTCTATATGCGAAAATAAAAAACTAAATTTAGCAAACGTTTTTTTATTGGTTCTTAAAGAGAAAAAATATAGAGAGTTATTTAAAGAATCTCTTATAATAGATACTAACTTTGAGTTGGTAAGAATATTCTTACAACACGACCCGTATTTGTATAAGAGCAAATATATAACAAAATTTTTAAAGAAAAATTCTCTCGATCTATGACTGAATCTGCGTTAAGCATATATGAACAAAATATATACAATGCTTATCTAAAAACAACTAGAAGAAATAAGGGCTTCACTCCTAGGAGGAACTTTAACAAACTAGACTCTGAAAAATATGTCTTAATTAAGAAAGTGTCTAAGACTATAAGGAGCAAAAAAATCGATGTTGACTTATTCTTTAAAGCTCCATATGAATTATATTCAGAAAAATATGTACCTTTAAAATTTTATAGTACATTTAACGCGGTATCAACGTATAGAAAGTACGTTGAAGAACTCGAATTAACTAACGCTGATCATCCATTTAATGTTACTAGATTAAGAGAAAGCATGAAATATATTTATCAGCAATGTGCAGATAATAATATTAAATCATGCAAAGAATACTTAGATTTACAAAAAGGAATATATCCGAATTATATTATAGACCTTAAACAAGGTAATATTAGTTTATATAGTTTAATCGCTCTCGACTTATGTGAAAATAAAATTCAGCTAGAAAAAAATATAGTTGAATTTGCATACAAAAGCTTTTATAATATGTTGAGCAGTTTGAGAACGAGATTCACATTCTCGACAAAAATCAAACCGTTGAGTATTAAACTTATAAAAACAATAGATAAAATATTAAAAATATGACGACGAGTATGTTTGCATCAATTAAGGATGCGCTGGCGAAACCAGCACAAGGTAGTAGCACAACCAGCAATATTATGCGGTTGAAGACGGGTAACACATACGTGTTACGATTGGTTCCTTTTGTTAAGGAACCTAGTAAAACATTCTTTCATTACTATTCACATGGTTGGGTGAGTGAGGCAACTGGACAGTTCCAGAGTGCAATTAGTCCACAAACATGGGGAGATAGAGATCCAATTGCTGAAGCACGATATAAGATCTCTAGGACCGGTACTGAGGAAGAGAAGGAAAAGGCGCGAGCCTTAAATCGAAAGGAAAATTGGCTCATCAATGTATATGTAGCTAAGGATCCTGAGAACCCAGAGAATGAAGGTAAGGTTAAAATCCTTCGTTTTGGTCGACAGCTTCATAAGATTATTATGGAAGCGATTGAAGGTGAAGACTCAGATGAGTTTGGTGAACGTATTTTCGATCTTACTGAAAATGGTTGTAGTTTGAAGGTAAAGGTTGAAGAGCAGGGCGGCTATCCAACATATGTTAGTTCGAGATTCGCCGCACCAACTAAGCTCACTGGTGTTACCACGGAGACAGTAAAAGACGTTTATGATAATGTATATGATCTTGAAAATGTCTTTCCAGTCAAGAGTTACGACGAACTAACAACAATGCTTAACGAGCATTATCATGGTGTCGATGGGTCTGCTCCAGAACCAGTAGCACCAGCAGCAACGTCTACAAAGGCTGAAGAAGACGATGACATTAATTTTGATGATATTGAAACACCGTCAAAGTCATCTGATACTGCTGTAGACGATGATAAAGTAAAAAAGCTACTTGATAGCTTGGATTAAAAACACGTGGGGGAGGGTAACCTCCCCTTTTTATAAAATGTTAACACCACAACAAGAAGAAGCTGCGTTATTTGGAGTTATAAACCAGATGAATAAAGACGCACATCTTATGAATAAAAATATAGCCCCTAATGAAGGTATTAAAAATATACCTTTAAATAAAGAAATATATAAGCAACCACAACAACAATCCCCACCACCAACGCCACCGCCAGTATATCAACAACCTATACAACAAGTAGTATCACAACACCAACCACAACAGGATCTATCTCCTCTTATTGACAGAGTTACGTCTTTAGAAAAACAAGTAACAAGATTTGTTAATCTAATTGAGCGTAATGTTGCAAAAAATGCAAAAGAAATTAATATAAGAATCAAATTAAACGAGAATAATGATTCTACCGATAGTAAATAAGGATAACTTTATTAAAAGCTTTCTCAATCCTGTATCGAGACTAGCGCCATCTTCCACGTTGAACGTGGATGGTAAAATATCAACCGTCGTACATAATAATTCAAATATTTTTCTACGAGCTGAATATGAAATTAATTGGGATGATCACCCAGAAGAGACATTATTATGTCTCCCAGATACAGTAAAACTAATTAAAATCTTATCTTGCTTAGACGAGAACTCAATTAGTTTAAAGATAGAGGAAAATTGTATTACATATAATAATAATGGTAATAGATTTAAATATCATTTATTTGATGACAGTCTGCAATCTAAAGCAGCATTTGATTTTGAAAAAATTAATACAATTAGCTTTGGTACTAATTTTGAACTAACTCGAGAAAAGAATGGCGCCTTATTAAAAGCATTACCGTTTGTAACTGAGACTAGTAAAGTATATTTAAAGACTGAAGGTAATAATGTATATGCAGAGTTATCTGATAAAAAAATACAAAACGTAGATAGTTACACGGCACAAATTGCAGATAAATTTGAAGGAGACGATTTAAACTACGAACTTATACTCGATGTTGAATTGTTTAGATTAATATCTACATTAAACTTTGAAAGTGCTACAGTGTATATTAATAATGAATATAAAATGTTAATGTTAAGATTGGAAATAAATGAAAGTAAACTTACGTTCGTTAGTACCAGTTATAAAAATTAATGAAAAACAAGGTAACAACATGCGGTTATTTTATTAAGCGACTCCGCGACAATGGATACACAGTAAATAGAATTTTTAATGAATACGCCACACATGATTGTCGAAAGTGGACTATCATGATTGAACCTAGAGCAGCATCACTATACATTACTTGCTATGTAAATAAAGATTGGAATGAAGATCAAATGTTTGAACTTAATGATGGTGTAAGATTTAAAAATATACAATTAAAGACAGATAGTATGGAAGTTATATTAACTAAATTAATAGATAAAGATATTCTACCTAGTGAAAAAAACACCTAAAAACAAAAATTTTGATAACTTACTCAAAACGAGTATAACCGCAGCAGAAGATATCAGCAACGGAAACGAACAAGGACTTTCCGTGATGAATGATTATTTAGCTGAATATTTAAAATCCTTCGTCTTACTAGGATATGATACAAAAGGAGAGAGTGTTGTTATTCTATCTGGTAAAACAGCTCAAGATTACGACTCATTAGAAACATTATTAAGACGAGTTGGTAATATAGATTTTTTTAATAATATACAAGAAGAAAAAGATAAAGACGTATGAATAAAGTAATTGTTTTAGGTAATGGGTATATTGGTAAGATGACATATAAGCATCTTACATCAACAATGACAGATTTTGATGTAGTAACTCTAAGTAAATATCCGTATATCGATCCAGAGGCGCGTAGAGAGGAATTATTTACCGCTCTGAATTCAGAGTTTAACGGGTGTGAGCAAAAGTGGTTAGTAAATTGTGTCGGTTATACTGGCAAACCAAACGTAGACGCATGTGAGAATGACAAGCAAGCATGCTGGGATTTAAACGTCACATTTCCAACTATATTAGCTGAGTTCTGTTCCCAGAAAAATATTAAAATTATAAATATTAGCTCTGGTTGCATATATGATGGTACAGAGAGATATACTGAAGACGATGAGCCAAATTTTGGTGTTTCTAGTGAGACTAGTAGTTGGTATAGTAGAACAAAACACGCAGCAGAACTATGTCTCTCTGCTTATCCTAATGTATATACACTAAGGATTCGTATGCCTATATGTAATGACTTTAACTCGAGTAAAAACTACTTAACGAAGTTATTAAAGTATAATAATCTCCTACAAGAAACCAACTCAAAAACAGTAATTGAAGATCTGACTCATATGGTAAATCGATTAATTAATATTCGAACAGTACCAACTGGTATCTTTAATTGTGTGAATCCAGATCCTCTTAGTACAAAAGAAGTTACTGAAATTTTAGACAAATATGGTATGTGGAATCCTCACTGGAAATTCATTGATTATAGTCAGTTAAAAGAACATATTACTGCTAATAGATCAAATTGTGTATTGTCAGTAGATAAGGCTGTTGAATATGGCCTTGAGTTCCCATCGGAGCGTGAATCATTAAATCGTATACTTAGTCCAAATGAAGAATAAAAATATATTAGTAACTGGTGGCTTAGGTTTCATTGGTAGTCATTTTGTAGAACTTTTACATAAAAACTGCACTGATTGTAACATAGCAATATTGGATAATTATTCATATTGTGTGTCTAAAAACACTGAAGAACTTTTATGGGATATGTATAAAAATTCTAGTAATGATTTAGATATAATATATGAAGATATTAATAACTTCACTAACGTAAAAGATTACGATTATATTATTAATTTTGCCGCGGAGTCTCATGTAGATAATAGTATAAGTGATGGTAATCCGTTTATAACTTCTAACTATACAGGTGTATATAATCTATTAACTCAACTAAACGATAAACAACGATTTATACAAATAGGTACAGATGAAGTATATGGAAGTTTAGAATTTACTTCAGAGCCGAGTGAAGAATATGATACCTTAGATCCTTCTTCAATTTATTCATGTACAAAAGCTGGTGCAGATTTATTAGCTCTATCTTTTAATAGAACTTATAATAGAGATATTATTGTAACAAGATGTACGAATAATTTTGGTCCACGCCAGTTTCCAGAAAAATTAATACCAGTTATTATTAATAAAACTATTAGTAATAAAAAAATACCTGTCTATGGTGCCGGTGCTAATATGAGACAATGGATATACGTAAAAGATCATTGTGAAAAAATATTCAATGTGCTACGATTTGGTACAGCTGGTGATATATATAATTTAGCCCCGGACTATGAGTCCGAATGTTCTAATCTTGAAATTGTTAGGATTATTTTATCTGAACTTAAAGCTTCAGAGAAGTTAATAAAATATGTTGAAGATAGAAAAGGCCATGATCTTAGATATAGTTTAAGAGATTCTCAATATAGATCAATGATGATTCAAGCTGGTCAACAGTTAGAGTTTTCTGAGACTAAAAAAACATTTGCCGATGATTTGAGATATACTATAATGTGGTACAAAGAGAATGATAAATGGTGGAGCAAACAATCTAATAATTGACGGTAATAATCTACTTTATCGTATCTTCTGGACTAGTAATTATAAAATAGAAGAAAATAATAGTCCTGGACAAATCTTTCTATTTTTAAGATCTCTTAAATCGTACGCAGACAAGTTCCAACCAAATCATATTTATTGTACTTGGGATAAGAAACTTGAATGGCCTTCAACCAATTTCCGTAAAGAAGCTACAGCAGTAAAATATAAGGCCGGGCGTGACGATGATAAGTTTAAGAATGTTTTTGAGAATGCAGAAAAAATACAAGAACTTATTTCTGATCTAGGTGTACATAATATATATCCACTTCGTATGGAGGCTGATGATTTAATGGCTTGGCTCTCCTTAAACTTAGAAGGATCAAATGTCGTTGTCACGACAGATAAGGACCTACTTCAGACAGTTTCAGAAAAGACGACAGTATATAGTCCTATAAAAAAGAAGGAGGTAACATTAAACAATTTTGAAGAGCATACTGGAGTAAAAAAGGAATATTATATTTCATTTAGAGCAGTAACAGGTGATAAGTCCGATAATATTCCTGGTATACCTAGATATGGTACAAAGAGATTTCTTAAATTAGAACATCATCTCTCATCATTAAATGATGGAGACCCTATAGTATCGGTAAAGAGAGATGCACTAACAGAGGAACAACACGAAATATATAAACGTAACTGGGAATTAATGGACCTTAAAATTGGGTATAATTATTACGATGACGAAGTACCAGCTTATAAAGAGCAATTAGAGAGTTTTGAAGAAAGTAAAGCAAATTACTCGAAGTTTTTAGAAAAGGCTAAGGAATTAAACTTATGGTCTATTGTTAGAAACTATACTTCTTGGAGAAAGTCGTTCGATAATAATGAAAATTTAATAAATACTATTAACAAGGCTATACAAAATGCATCTACCTAGAGTACCAAGAGCAATAGTAGGCCCATCCGGTGACACAGTAAGACCAGTAATGAAAAACATTACAATTGATGGTGAAGTCCGGGTGGAAGCACATTATACTGATCCACGTACAGGTCAATTTATTACTAAGATTCCCATCTCTGTAACTAAAATTGATGATAAGTGAAGTAATACCTCAAGACTATATTATTGAGAAGTTCTTCCAGTACGCTGGATATCCAAAATATAAAAAAATTACTAACGTATATGAAGGTGGTTGTCCTTTATGTCGTGAGGGGAAATCTTGGGGGAAAAAGAGACGGTTATATTTCGTCGCTAAAGAGAATTATATCTTTTGTCATAATTGTGGGTGGAGTGGTTCTCCTATTAACTGGGTTCAAGAAGTAACTGGTAAGAATTATATTGAGATTATAACTGAATGTAAGGAGTTTAATACATTCACTATTCCAGAAGAAAAGGTTAATCCTCTAATACCAGAAAAACAACCAGAATCTCTTCCTGGTGATTGTATTAATTTATACGACAACCTTCAATACAGTTTCTATAGTCACGAAGAAATGGTAACACATGCAATTAATACATGTAATAGTAGAAGATTATTTACAGCTATAAATAAGCCGAAATCCTTATGGTTTTGCAGAGATGATTTTGTTCATAAAAATAGAATTATAATTCCTTTCTATGAAGATAAGAATATATTATTTTATCAATCTCGTAAATTAGAACAAAATAAAAAAGATAGAAAACCAAAGTATTTATCTAAAATAGGAGCTGATAAAACAATATTTAATTTTGATAGTATAACGAACGATCTAGAGTATATTTTTATATTTGAAGGACCAATTGATAGCTTTTTTGTAAAAAACGGTGTCGCTGTTGGAGGTATTAGCAAAGGTCGTTCATGCTTTACTAAGAGACAAGAAAAACAAATACAACAATACCCGTTTCACAAGAGAATATGGGTATTAGATAATCAATGGTGTGATGAGACTGCAAAAGAAAAAACTAAATCTCTTCTAGGTCAAGGAGAAGAGTGCTTTATCTGGCCTAAAGAATTTAAACAGTATAAAGATTTTAATGACGTGTGCGTAAAAATAAACCGTGACAAAATCTCGTCACGGTTTATAATTAAAAATAGTTATAAAGAACTAAAAGGTAAACTTTTACTGTGTCAAATATAACCCAGGTAAGCTAGATCATCAACACTCATACCATCATTATCATCAGCAGGTGCTGGAGCAGGTGCTGGAGCATTTACCGGGGTACCAGCTGCTTCTGCAACTCGCTGCGCCTCGATCCAATTAGCTAATTCTTTCTCGGCAGCTTTTCGTGCTGCTTTCGCTGTAGTATACGCCTCTTCAAGTCGATCGACTTCAGCTTGCTCGGTGTCTGTCATCTTAGGATCATCTGGTCCTGGAATCGCTTCTTTCCAAGTTGTACGTGCTGCAGTTGTCGCCGCAGTTAAGTCATCTACCTTTTTAGTTAATTCTGCTTTTGTTGCCATAATCTTAATTATTTATGTTTTTCTATATATAAGTTTTTGAAAATCTGATTCAAACTAGCTAATCGTTCACAAATATCTAGAATCTCTGATTTAGTAGCATCTGATACTCCATCAAAAATTGTCCCGGTTTTATTATCTGTTCGTAAATACCCTAACACACTATCAGTACCACCGTTTAAATAGTCAACAACTTCGTCAATATTATCAACCCACTCTTGTAATTGAGATAGCTCATTCGCAGTATTCGGTTGATTGTCTTGTATATCTTCAAAATCGCTAGCGTTATCTGGTTCGTCTAAACTACCTGCAAACGACTGGGCATCATCCGCTGGATTTGCATCAACTGCTGGAACCTCATCTTCTTTTAATACAGATAAAAATTTATTTTCAAACTTTCCCATGTAAGTATTTATTAAATACTTATGATGAAAGGCATACTTTTCGAAGATTTATATATGTACACCAACAAGTATTGGAAGGATGTTAAGTCTAGACACGTTCGACCAACTACTAAAACTCTTGCTGACATCGCAAAATCGAGTCCAGAAACATATAATAAAGTTAAAGCGGACCTAGTACCGTTCCCTGGTGATCATGCAGTAGAACAATTAGGATCAGCATTTAAAAGTATATCTGACGCTACTTATCTTTTGAATCAATTATTCGAAAACCCTACTGTTCGTTCGGACGAAAAAACTAAATTATCCGTAAATAAGAAGTTGCAAAAAATTCAAGATATCATAAAATCGGTAGCGGACGATTTAGATCATGATGGCGCAGATAATTCGTAGTTTAACTTTTTTAATATTAATTTCGAGTAGCATGGGAGGTGTTTATTACTTCTTTAACCCTACACTAATCTCTTTTATACAAGCATCTATTTTTGCATGTGCTGTACAAATAATATTTTTTATATTATACAATAATATACTTAGATATATCGCAAGACTACAACTCGAAAAAGAAGCATTATCTCTAGCACAACTCGCAAGTAAAAACATGGTAATGATTGAATGTCAGGGTTGTAAGAAAGTAAACAATATTAGTATTGACCTTACAGAAGAAAATACGTTTGAATGTGATAAGTGTAACGCAGAAAATAAAGTACAAATAGATATAAGCACAATACTACCGACAAATATAATATATGATAAATAAGACAGAAACAGAAACAGACTATTCACCACTAGCTCGGTGGATGTGTCTATACGAAGCAGTTAATATTATATCCGACAAAGCAGAGAAAACTGGATATACTAAAGATTGTTTAAAACCAATTCCAATTAACAAATATATTAACGAGAGATATCACTCTGTATTAAAAGATATAGAGTACGAATATAAGCAAGAGAAACTACAGTCGACTGTTAATAGTAGTCCCCATATACATCGTCATTAGTCCCGTAGTCAAAATATGTTGACTGTTCGGTATCTAAATCATTGATATAATCTGTTTCTATAGCAGTAAGTGGTCCAACTCCGGAAGCATCTGTAACCATGGTAGAACCAGCCTCTGCAGATATTCCTGGTAAGAATGTATGGTCGTTCCGACGAGCTTTTAATTTAAAGACATAATGGCCTTGTAATTGATTTATCTCACCAATCAATTCATCCATACGCTCAGTAACTTCAAATATTTTACCATCGCGACCACCAGTTCGATCATCACCATACTCAGTTAATTGAAAGGCATCTCCTGCTTTTGGTAGTGAGGCAGAAACTGAACCAGCATAAGATGATATATTTTGTTGAAATGTTTCTATATCTATTACTGCGTCTATTTCATCATCTGAAATCAGACCATATTGAGAATACGTAAGAGAACCATCTGTTAAATTCATTAACATTACAAATGTGGCTTTAGGATGATATCCCTGGTGGGTATTTTCTCCATAAACTTTATCAGTCGCACTAAGAGCAAAATTGCGAACATAATAATCTATTTTTGTTCCGTATAATCTTATTTGCTCTTTCCACCATCTTTTATATGTTTGAGCCCTTTCATTAGTACCACTTAATTTATAATTAAACCGGGTAGTATTTTCAGCGTCTTCATAATACTTTACTGCACTAATTGTCGTTGTAAGAAATGCTCCCATTATTTTTTAATATAATATTTATTATCTGCAATATAAAACGTTATACCTGTATTACCTAAATTACGGGAACCTATCTCTTCTAGATCAGTAATTTCAAACATGTTTTTTACTGATTGTACTTCTTGGTCATCTAACAAAAATAGACCTGATTGCATATTTTTAAGAGTTTCTAATTTTTTTGGATAATTTGGATCAGCATGATGAACAGCTGGTAAGAGCTTATTATCTTTTGCCCCAGTAGATCCTCTAAATCGCCTACTACCTAATATATTTCTCACTTTGACAAGCTCTAATACTCTCGTCCGACGTGGTTGCCTAAGAAGCTCTAGAAATATCTTTTTAAACATTTTAATTATTTAATAAAAAAAGCCCCCTGCAATGCAAGGGGCCCTTTAAAGGTATTGTTATATTATCAGTTAGACGGCTTGTTTACCAGGTTTCCCAGAATTCTTAGCAACACCAGGCTTTTTACCATCACCTGTCTGCTCCGTACCTTCCTTGTCTGTAACAGGAACGGCTCCATCACCAGAACTCTTACCACCTAAACTATCAGCAGCAGGATCTGTAGTCTTACCACCGCCGTCAGAAGGATCGACACCAGGCTTCTTACCGTCACTAGTTTGTGTAGTATCCTCTTGGACACTATCTTCTAGTTCGTCGGTATCGGCTAACGGATCCTCGGCGTCAATGTCGCCAAGATCTTCGTCATCACCACCAAGTTGGTCTACAAGCGCCTTAAGGGCATCGGCTTGATCAGGGCTCAATGTAATTGTTACGTCGCCACCTTCATCTTCACCGGGCTCATCACCAACGTCCAGACCATCATCACCCGGAATACCGAGCTCAAAATCGTCGTCTTCACCCATTACGCTCTCATAGAGCTTATCAAATATTGATTTATCTTCTGACATAATAGTACCTTTGTTAGAAGTATTTATACTCTCCTTAACTGATTTCT